ATCTATAGTACTCTCTTCAGTATCTATAGTACTAATTTGTTTTTTTTCAATTAATTTACTATAGTTTTTTTTGCAATAAGCTATTAAATATCTTTTTGCTATAGTACCAAAATATGAATATGCCTTACCTTTACTTTCATCATATAAAGATATTTTTTTATGTAAAAAAGATATTACTTCATATTTTAAATCTTCAAGATCATCTACTTCAGTCTGATAAAATTTATATGTATGAATAATATTTTCTACTAATTTATAAAATGCATTGTGTATTTTTGAATTATAGATCTTATTTCTTTCATTTAAATTTTCAGTATTTCTATATACTAAAATAGCGTCTTGAGTATCTAAAGTAAAATAGACATTTTTAGTTTTAGGTTTTCTTTTTCTAGGTTTTCCTTTTTTTGTTAATTCTACACTCTCCATTTAAAGCTTTTTTGTAAATTGCTGAATATTTTCTTGCATGATTTTTACATCATTAAAAAGCTGCTTAAGCTCTTGATCTCCACTAACCCATAAAGTTGAGTCTATTTTTTGCACAGTCTTATCTATACTATCAGCTAATTGTAAAATTGATTTTATAAAATTACTTTGATTTACAATAATTTGCTCAAATTTATAATTTTTACTATATAGATTATATATTACCCACCCCATTGCTAAAAGCACCCAAGATGCTATTATTATTCCTATAATCATTAATATTCCCATAATTTACATTTTTAATTCTCTATGTATTTGTCTTTTAATATCTTTTTCTTTTATACTTTCTTTTTTATTATATAATTTTTTACCTTTTCCAATTCCTATTTTTACTTTTATTTTTCCATTTTTTATAAAAAGTTCAATTGGAATTGCAGTTACTCCTTTTTCTTTTATTTGAGAATTTATATTTTCAATTTCTTTTTTATTTAATAGTAATTTTCTATCTTTATTCTCTTCATGAAGTGCTCCATTAATTCTAGAAATGTGTACTCCTTTTATAAAACACTCTCCTTTTGATACATAAATAAAACTTTCATTTATACTACTTCTACCCACTCTTATAGATTTTACTTCAGATCCAAGTAAAACAATACCAGCAGTGTACTCTTTTATAATATCATATTCAAAATAAGCTTTTCTATTTTTAGTGATCATTATAGATTACATTTATTTACAATAAGATCTGCTTGATGTATAATATATGGCAAATTACTTTTTAATTCAAATTCTGGAGAGTACTGAATTAGATAGACTTTATTAGATTCATCAAATGCTCCATCTTTTAATTTTATAGATAAAAATTCATTTTCAGTCATATTTATTCCAGCATTTTGAAGAGTGTATATTGCTCTATCAGAATATCTCATATGAGTCATTTCTGGATTAAATTTAAATAATTCACCTTTTTTATCTATTTCCCATTGATTATCATTAGGCTTAAAAAATGGCTTATCATTAGTTCCTAAACGACCCAAATTGCAATTTGCAGCAGAAAATACTAATTCTTCAATAGTATAATTTTTAGTCTGTTGTAATTTATCCCAAACTTTATCTAAAATAAGAGCAGATTCTATAATTTTTATAGTACTCTCAATATATCCTCCAGGATAACATCCAGTTTGAGTAATTCTTGCAGAAGCTGGAGATGTCAATAATACAATCTCTATAGACTTATAGAAATTAATAAGATTAGATGTTCTTTTATTATCTGGTAAATATTTAGATATTAAATCATAGAATTTACCTAAATTATCAACTAAATCTTGTTCTTTTAATTTTTTCATAATTTCTAATTATATTTTGCTTTAATTGCCATTTCTTCTGGAGAATACACTGGATTTAATATTACTGAATTATTAATTCTCTGTTGATTTCCTAATAAATTATAATCAAAAGTAGTATAATATATATTATTTAAGTTTCTAGTTTCATCTTTTATTATCATCATAGGGTATAAATTAGAATTTGTCAATGATTCTAGTTCATCACACATTCCAGGATCTTTATCACAAGGGACTTCTATAAATTTAATCTGGTTAGTATTTAATATTTCTATTAATTTTTTACATTTACTACATCCAGAAAGAGTTACTAATACTATATTATTCTTCATAATTAGGATCTAAATTTTTAAGTATTTCTTTCCATAATTCTATTTCATCTAATGACATATCAATAATATTAGAATCTAAATAAGAATATAGAATATCTAATTCTGTACTAGTTAATATTTTCTTATCTTTTATATCTTCTAATTTCATATAGTATATATAATATAGTTAAACTTTCTCCCCCCTCCCCCTTTTTATATAATTTAATATAATGATTATTTTCAAATAAAAAAATTTTTTTTTACTTTTTTTTTAAATTTTTTTCTTATTATTAATTTTATATATTGATTAGTATGGATAATTCTAATTTAATTCGAAATTTACTAGAAAATTACTTAGGGAAAGGTAAGCGTCTTTCTAAGGGAGATGTTGCATTTTATTGTCCTTTTTGTAAGCACCATAATCCAAAATTAATGGTCAATATAAAAACAGGAGATTATAATTGTTTTACTTGTCACCCTCCCACTAAAGGAAGATCTCCTATAGCACTTCTTAAAAAAATAGGCGCACCTAATGATGCACTTATAGAAATGAAAAGCTATTTTGTAAATGATACTTTTAAAATCATTAATACTCCAGAAGTAAAAACTATCACTATTCCTAAAGAATTTAAAAGTATACTTGATAATATGTCTGATTTAGAATGTAGACATGCAATAGCGTATCTTAAAAATAGAGGTTTGACTTTACAAGATATTCAAAAATATAATATTGGATATTGCAAAACTGGAAGGTACGCAAATAAAATTATAATTCCATCTTATGATGCCAGCGGAAAATTAAACTATTTTATAGCTAGATCTTTTGAAAAAGAACCAAGATTAAAAATAGATTCTCCAGAATGTAAAAAATCTGAAATAGTAGGATTTGAATACTATATAAATTGGAATGTTCCTGTAATATTATGTGAAGGAGTATTTGATGCAATAGCAATTAAAAGAAATGCAATACCGCTTTTTGGTAAAACAATTCCTAAAGGTGTAATGATAAAACTTTTACAATCAGAAGTCAAAACTATATATTTAGCATTAGATGCAGATGCGCTAATGGAATCAATAGATAGTGCACAAAAACTTATTGATTTAGGAAAAGAAGTGTATTTAATTCAATTACAAGGTAAAGATCCTTCAGATATAGGATTTGAAAATATGATAAAATTACTTCAATATGCTACTCCTTTGAGTAGTTCAGAATTAATGTTACTTAAAATGAAAATAGCGTTATGTTAAATCCTCATATTATAGAGACTAGTATAAAAAAAATTAGTAAAATATATCATATCTCAGATATTCACTTCAGAAATTTTAAACGTCATGAAGAGTATAGAAGAGTGATGAATACCCTAGCTGATTATATAAAAAATACAAAGAATGACGAAAGCATAATATGCATTACTGGTGATATTGTGCATTCAAAAACAGATATAACTCCGGAATTAGTACAAGAGGTGCAAAATTTTATAAAATTAATGGCATCTTTACTACCCACATTGATAATACCAGGTAATCATGATGCAAATTTAAATAATAATCAAAGATTAGATAGTTTATCACCTATTATAAATGCCGTATCAGAAAAGAATATTATCTACATAAAAGATACTGGAGTTTATAAATTTGCAAATATTGATTTTATTCATTGGTCTGTTTTTGATGATCCTAAAAATTATATTAAAGCCTCTGATATAGATTCAGACTTCAAGATCTGTATGTACCATGGTCCAGTTAATAGCTCACTAACAGATGCGGGCTTTTTACTTGAAGACAATTCTATAAGTGTTTCAGATTTTAAAGGATATGACATAGTACTTTTAGGAGATATTCATAAAAGGCAATTTCTAAATGAGGCTAAGACTATAGCCTATCCAGGCTCCTTAATAATGCAAAATCATGCCGAATCTCTAGTACATGGTATACTAGTTTGGGATATTGATTCTAAAACATCAGAGTTTGTAGAGATCAAAAACGATACTTGCTTTTATACCATAAACGTAGAAAATGGCCTTTATGAAGATGTGCCAACTACAATACCAAATAATGTTTATATAAGACTTAAAACTAAAAATACATCCCAATCTAGAATAAAAGAGATAGGTGCAGAATTAAGAAAAGATAGAAATGTCATAGAATTATCACTGCAATCTATCAATGATTTTTCTAGTTCTTCTATTAAACAGCAATCAAATATAATCAATGTTAGAGATATTGAATATCAAAATTCTATATTGAGTGAATATCTTAATACTAAATTTAATTTATCTGAGGAAGAGATAATTAAAATATGTGCATTAAATAGACAATTTAATGAAAATTTACCAAAATCTGAAACTACTAGAAATTTACAGTGGACTATAAAAAAGTTTGAATTTTCAAATATGTTTAGTTATGGTAAGGATAATATTATTGATTTTACAAATATGACTGGCGTATATGGAATATTTGCAGCAAATGCAAATGGTAAAAGTTCAGTTATAGAGGCACTTACATATTGTCTATTTGATAAATGTTCAAAAACATCTAAAGCATCTTTAGTAATGAATAATAAATCAAAAGATTTTCATTGTAAGATAGAATTTGAATTTAATAATAAAACCTATATCATAGAAAAAAATGCAAAACGACAAAAATCAGATCATGTAAAATTAGATGTAAATTTCTATCATATAGATGAAAATGGAGTAGAGATTTCATTAAATGGAAAAGAGAGAGCAGATACAAACTCGATTATTCGTTCTTATATAGGTACATATGAAGATTTTGTATTAACTAGTATGTCAATGCAAAATAATAATACTGGATTTATAGATATGAGTCAGACTGAGCGTAAAGACTTACTATCTCAATTTTTAGATATTAAGATATTTGAAGACTTGTCTTTTGTGGCAAATGAAAAGCAAAAAGAGCACTCTATATTAATAAAAGAGTATAAAAAAATAGATCATTTTGAAAAACTCAAAGATATAGAATTAAATATAGGCGCATACTCTAATGAGTATAGAAATTTACAAATTAAAAAAGATGAAATTGAAACTAATCATGAATCTATAAATTCTGAATACGTATCTTTGAATTCTAAACTTATAAATATAGAAAATAACTATATTGATATTAAAGAGTATGAGAATAATAAAATAAAAATAGAAGGTGATATTAAAAAAATAGAAGAAAAACTTGAAAAATCTGAAAAGATTATACAAGATATTGATGATGAAATATTGAAAATAGAAAGCAGTATTTTAGAAATAGATATAGACTCCCTAAATCAAAAATCAATTCAGATACAAGACTATATAAAAATAGAAAAGGATCTTTCAATTCAAGTAGAAAAATTAAAGACAGAAATGTCTCATAAACTTGAAAAAATGAAAAAACTTAAGGATCTTAAATATGATAAGAATTGTCAATTCTGCATGGAAAATGTATTTGTAAAAGATGCAATTGCCACAGAAGCTTCTATAGAGCGGCATAAAGAAAATGCTACGGAGGTTATTAATAAA